CCTTGCCTGTGTAGGTCGGGTGGTCCCCGCACTCCTCAATGAATGCTGCCCAGGCTTCAGCGCGGTCCATGCCGATGTCGTGCTTGTCAATCTCAGCACGTGCCCGGGCTGCCGTTATTATGCTTGCGCATGCCGTTTGGTAGTCCATGTGTGGCTCCTCTGTGTTGGGTGGTGCAGCTCAGCGGGTGTTGCGTGTTGCGTTGGAATGAACTGTAAGTGTTCCACTAAAGCATGTCAACCCCTCATCACAAAATAAATCCACATCCACATGTGATCCTGTAGTGAGTCTATGGGGCCGCGATAGGCCAGCCGCTAGGGTAGCCAGTGCCAGGCTCGATGGTGAGGCTATAGGGGCTGCCAGGAGGCTCCCTGACGGTGTTCTGATGGGGAGCTGAGGAGGGCTGAGGAGATGCAAAAAAATAGGTGAGCTTAGACACGCTCACCAACATATGCAACTCAATTGCATCTAGCTCTACATGCAACACAGTTGCAACTAGGCGAAAAATAAAGGCCCCGCTCGGTGCTCTGAGCGAAGCCTTACGTGTGCCTGGTGCGGCCCTGTGTGACCACCAGAGGATTACTAATCCCCCGCCATGCTAGGCGTGACAAGGGCTAGCGGCTGAGCTGTGCCCATCCACGTGACCAACCCAGAGGAAACCGCCAGGCTGAGCCGAGGCCAGCTAGAGGAACGCGCACGGGCGTCTAATGGGCCGCGCGTGTCTGACTGGCGCGGGTGATGCGCACGCGTAGCGCGAGGGGTGCCACGGGGGGATTCCGGGGCGGCTGGTCTATCAGATACCCTTTCAGATTTTCCCGCCAAACATTTGGGACCCCTATGACCACCGTACAGTCAGCAGTAGATGCCGTAAGGGCTGACCAGCAGGCTAACCCCAGCACAGGACCACTGGTCCAGCAGCAGCCTTACCCAGAGCCGCAGTGCAAAGTGGCTCAGCATGAGTGGGTGTCCTGCTCCCACAAAAGCAAGACTCAGGAAGTTGTGGAGGGTACTGTTGTAGTAGTGGTCTCCATCATGGCACTGGTGGTGATTGGCTCCGTGGTCATAAGGGCTATGAGGGATGCGGGAACCGCTACTGTTAGGGCGGGGGAGAAGCTGGCCAAGGGTATGAGAGCGATGCCCACTGTGAAGGTGACTATCACTGTCACCCCTCCCAGCCAATCACCAGACAAGCCAGCAGAGCCATCCTGAGGACAATCTTAAGACTACCCTATAGAGTATCTATAAGAGTATCTCTATAGGGCTTTGCCCCCTTGGGGCGAGAGTGAGGTTTTAGACCCCCAATCGCCCGCAAAGCCAAGCCCAGTAAGGGTTTCCGGTCAGTGCCAAGAATCGGTCCAAGAGTCCCCTGCGGGGGCATGTCCGAGCACTTGCGTGGCGAACTTGGACAGCTCCAGCATCAGCATTTCCTCCCGGTGGTCGTCCAGAACCTTCTGGGTGTCCTTGTCCATCTGCTCCACCCAGTAGGCCACAGCGATGGCGAGGGCATCCAGCCGGTCATCCTTGCCCAGTGCTCCGCGTTCCTTGGTGATGCGGGACATCTGATAGAAGAGCTGGTACTGATGGCTCTTCTCCTGCGGGTATTCGTTGTAGTTGACCATATCCCGCTCCACCAACGCTTGGTCCACCACCAGCCGATGCTGGTTCATCACCGGCTCCAGCGTATCGATGATGCGGCGTTCCTTCTGGGTGCTGCTGCGGACCTCCTCAGTGCTGCACGGGTAGGTCCTCACGAGGAACGGGGTGAACAGCTTGGTGAACATGCCGTCACCGAAGTTGGACTCCACGATGACTTGCTTGGCCCTGTACTTCTTCGCTGTGTCTGCGAGCTTCTGCAGGGTCTCGTCCTCGTAGCCCCCCTTCAGGCCTCCTGCATCCAGCACGTACAGGAAGCCATTGAGCATCGCCACCACCGCATAGCTGGTCTCATCGCCACCGCGCCCTGAGGGGTCGATAGCGAGTACACAGCCTTGGTAGTCAGCGAAGTCCTTAGCGACAAACAAAGGGCGATACCAGCGGTCCCCCTGAAGGCCCACCGACTGGAGGTCCCGCATCCACTGGTCAGGGCCAGAAGCCCACGCCAGCTTGACCGGAGCGATGTCCGAATTGAGGTTGAGGACCATGAGGTCACCCAGCTTGAGCGGGTACTTGTCTTGGTCGCTGAAGCTGGTGTCCAGCATGAACTGCATGGCGAAGCCTGAGCGGCCATACGATGCTTCACGCTCGAACAGGTCAAGGTCATGGAACCGCTGGGGCTCCACAGGTGCCCCACGGCCTGAGCACTGGGTTCCTAGGGTGGGGTCCTTCAGCAGCCGGTTGACGATGAACGGTGCCAGGCGCTCACCGTAGCGAGCCGCGAGGGTGGCGTTGGGGTACCGAGCGGGCCAGATGCGCATGACATAGCCGCGCTCGGGCAGCTTGTTGTACAAGCTCATCTCCGTCTGCGGAGTGCCCAGATACGTGATGACCCCGCCCGGGACCAGCACTGCATCAAACTCCTTGACCGCCTCCGAGAGCTTGTCTCGCATGGTCTGGGTCAAGGCGTTGTTCGGGACCTCCACGTCATCCGCAATGATGTGGGTAGCGCGGCCACCAGTGATTTGCCCGGTGATGCCCACCGAGCGGACTGAGGGTGCCTGGTGAGCGGAGCTGGGGCCAACGTCAAAGGCGATGTTGGAGTCCCGCTGGCCGTCTCTCGGCTTCAGGTGATGGAGTAGCTCCATTTCCTGAATGAGCCGCTTCACGAAGACCGAGAAGGCGTCTGCGCGGCCCTTGGAGGCTGACACCACAAGGATGCGCTCCTCAGGGTCACAGTACAGCAGCCAGAGCACGTAGGCCGCTGTAATCCAGCTCTTGCCGATGCCTCGGAAGGCTTCCACGATGCGTCGCTTAGGGCCAACCTGAAGAAACCTGGCGATGTCGTACTGAACCGGGGTAGGGGTAGGCAGGTTAAGGTGCTGCCACACCATGAAGAGGAAGTTTCTGAAGTCTTGCTTCAGTGGGTCTTCTGCTTGCGCAGCCATAGCCTCCAGAAAGCGTTAGGAGGGGCATAGCGCCCCTCATAGTGTTCCGCTAGGGGAACGGTAGTGGCAAGCGTTGCCGAGGCTTGTAGGGCCTCCTATGCGGTCCTGCTGAGTTCCGCTTGGATGGCTGCTGCCGCTTGATCCACGGTCAGCTTGAGCCTGTAGTTCTTCGAGAGATGCTCAGCGAGAATCTGAAGCCTGTCGGCCTTCCCCTCCGACTCGTAGTAGGCGAGCTGAGCGGCGTATGCTCGGGCTTCCGCAGCAAGCCTCCATGACTTCGAGAGGCCGTACTTAAGGAACCAAGGGAGGACCCAGCTCTGCCGCTGCTCTTCGTAGTGGACCTTCTCATGGATGAGCAGGCCCACATCATTGCGGCTGGCTGGCCTGATGAAGATGAAGGGGAAGATGGTCAGGCCGTCATAGCGGCCCGGGATGTTCCAGTAGAGAATCATTAGCCCGTAGCAACTTGGTCGTCATCCTCCCCCTCTCCCGGCATGTTACCGGGGAACGGAAGGACGTTGGCGAGGTTCTGTACGGGAGCGGTGCGGCTGGCAATCAGGGAGTCTTCATTGTCCTTGACGAACTGACGCGCCACGTTGACCAGCGCAGCTAGGCCCTTGAGGTCTTCCGGGTTCTCTTTGCCCTTGAAGAGCTTGATGCCGTCCGCGAGGGCCGTGGCGATTTGGTCATGGAGGGCCTGAATGGCCTCGGGGGATGCTTTCGTCATTCAGTGCTCCCAGTGAGTTTCTTCTTCACGAGGTCCTCTAGGTAGTGGACCCCAACGATGCCGAGTGCAGAGCCGATACCCACCACCCCAACCATCGGAAGGGTGGGATAGAAGGCGAGCGCGCCCGCAGCGGCCATGCTGAGGCCAGAGCCGACAATCACTCGGCCAATCACCCGCTTGACATTGAGTGTCTCCCCCTCGGAGAGCAGTTTCCCGATGGTCAGGGCTGCTCCGACCCCCGCGAGGGTCAGGAGCGTCTTCGTGTGTTCTTCCAGTTGCATAGTGGGTTGTGCGAAAAGGCGGACACCTTTACTTGATGTCCACCTTCACGATTACGCTGTTGGAGCCCGAGCCAAAGGTGTTGAACTTAACCTTGACAGTCAGGTTCGTAGCCGTGGTGTCAGACACGTAGTAGTACTCCGGGATGCCCATAGTGACCCCATCGGCTGGATAGAGCGACACCGAGCAGTCCTTCACCCCCGGAGTCCTGACGATGGAGTGAGGAATGACGATGGTCTGCTCACTGACACTAATGGGAGACGCAGTGCCAGTAACGGTCTGCTTGGAGTACGTCAGCCCGCCAGCGGTGGACCGGGAAATAATATCCACCAGACGCCACTGGTTAGGCGAGATGGCATCGAGCCCCTCAAACTGAGTGGTTCCGTTGGCGTGGCCTCCGTTGTTCACCCGGACGTGACCAGCGAACCCATACGAGGCTTGGCGGTTACTCCATGCGCGATAGTTGCTGTCTGATAGAACGTCCACCTCGGAGCTGTAGCCTCCCTGCTCTGTAACCAGAGCGGCAGACGGCCAAGCGATTCCAGAGGCGCTGAAGGTCGCCGCGTTCTGTCTTCCACGGATAACCACCCCATCACCGGCCTGACCTCGCCCAAAGATGGTTCCGTTATCGATGCGGTTGTTCACCCCATCCAACAGAAGCGAAGGCGCCCCGTTAGCCGTGTAGTCCGAGAGGGCCGCACGGTAGTCCTCCCACGAGGCAATAGAGCCGCCCCGGTCGCTCCGGATGAGCATGGAAGGGAAGACGCTGGGTCCACCACCAAAGCCCGCACCGTGGGTGTCCACGCGGGCAATCTGGTATCGGGTGTGTCCACCAATCTTGACGTTACCCCAGCCGGTCTCACCCATGATGAACGCCCCCTTGATCCGTGCGAAGCCTGCGGAGTCATTGCGGAAGTTCACGTTCCAGCCGTGGGGATTGTTGAACGAGTGGACGAAGCCAATCTCAGCGCCATCGTTGTTGAAGACGACGCCATCAATCGTGTCATCCACATGAGCAACTGCTGTGGCTCCGCTGCCGTCCCCGGTGATGGTCACCGTTGCCGTAGCGCGGTCAAAGCCGTAGCCGTCCGTGTCCACCAAGATGCGGTCAATCTGGCCACCAACGATGACAGCCTGACCAGTGAAGCCCGAGCCGCCTCCGCCTGTGATGCTCACTGCGGCGTTCGTATAGCCAGCGCCCTTGGTAAGCATACGGACCCCCACGATGCCCCCGGTGGTGAACTTCAGGGACTTCTTAGCGGAGTTGTAGGTGTACTCAGCGAGACCGTTAGCAGGCCAGCCACAGAACACTGTGCGAATCTCAAGGTCGCTAGGCCCCTCGAAGATGAAGCCCTCATACATGGTGTCGTAATACGAAACCTTGTCGATGTAGCTCTCTTTGATGTCGCCATCAAAGTTGGGGACGAACTGGTAGCCCGGGGGGAACACGCGGTTGTTCGCGGGGTAGGCGCTAATGCCTCCAATACCGGATGTGTGGCTGACCCTGACGTTCTCGATGACCGGGCTCATCCAATAGCAGCGGTGGCCCATGCCCTTACGCCAATCGGTCACAGCGGGCACGTTAGCCCTGTTCCCGTTGAGGTACAGGTTCTTGAATCCTGCATTGATCGTGACCCCGTTTGCTACAGAGCCAGGCCGCGTGGCGTACTGGTTCTCAAAGTCATCGGTCTGAATCATGGCGTCAATAGCCACTCCGTTGGCAGTCCTGATTTCACCTTCAGGGCCGCTACCGGGGCCGTCAATGACTACCCCACTGCGGAGAACGATGGGCTTCGTCAGGGCTAGGCAGGGGGTCCGGAACCGGACGAAACCAGCCTTCAGGCGCTGAGCCGCGTTGATGGCATCGTTCATGGCATCTGCATCACGTGCAGGCCAGCCGAACCACTCTGCGGATACCGGACCAGCGAACTGACGCTTCCACCGCTTCCCGTTGGATGCAACCAGAGTGGTCCCGCCATCATCGGTGCTGGTGGAGTCCGTATCGTCACGAACGAATTCGCCTGCGATTCCAGAGGGGCTGGAGAGCGGGTAGACCCCCGTGATGAAGACCCGGGCTACGGAACCCGTGTACGCCCGAACAGTGGCGTAGTCGGTCATATACCCGCTGAGGTCTGCTGACACGCTGGAAGCGAGAGCTGCCGCCTGCGCCACGAACGACTGACCCGATGTCATCGCCCACTGCCGTAGCTCAGAGTCCTTCGACGCGATGAGGCCCCGAACAGCCGAGTCATTGTTCGCCGCGATGGCCCGAATAGCTGCATCGTTCGCCGCAGCGATAGCCCGAAGTGCGGTGTCTACCGCGTCCACGGACTTCTTGTTGGCAGCGTCTTGGTTGCTCACAGGGTCCGCAACGTTGATGACCCGACCACTCAGCGCATCGTAGAGCCCGAACGGATTCTTCTGGATGGACCTATCTCCGGAGTCCTGAGTCTCCTGCGCGCAGTACAGAGCGAACAGCGAGCTGATGTCTAGGTCCTGCTCCGTCAGCACAGAGCCATCCGCGTAATCAACAATCGGCTCGTCTTTCGGAGTCAGCCGCTTGATTTGAACCATCGTCCCGGCTGCGGGGGCCGGGAGGACTTGAATGCTGAAGTCGCTCAGCCAGTTAAAGGAGGTGTTCACCCCATTAACCGCCACGGAAATGTGCGACCGACTCAGGTAGCCAAAGGCGAAACTGAATACGGTCCTAGTGCCATCCCCGGGAGTGAGGACGTAGCTATAGGCCATTAAAGCTCCAATGGGAGATGTTTAGGTGCGCGGCTGAATGAGCCACTGTGCAAAGCGAGGGTTGTCCTGAAGGACACTGAGAAGCCCTGACGCGATGGTCAGAACGAACTTCTCCTCGGTGGCGGGGGAGGACCGAAGGCCCATCCCGAAGACGATTGCGTGAAGGACCTCGTGGAGAACGGTGTCTACTTCTTCACCTGCTGGGAGACCGTCTCTCACCTCAATACGCTGATAGCCCTTGTGGCAAAGGCCATAGACATCCGGAAGGGAGTCCTCAGGGAGGTAAGAGATGGCGTACTGCTTCCCCAAGATGCGAACACCTCGGGGACGTTTTGCCTCAGTCTTCGGCAACTTCGGAGGCCCCTAGCGAGGGCAGCTCATCGCCAGGTTGATAGACGGTGTAGTTCTCACCATCACACACAACCCACGTGGCGTTACTCGGGATGGAACTCTCCGGGGAGTGAATCTCGGTGCCGTCCGGGTTCTGAGTGGTTACTACTGGAATCTGAATCATTACGGGTTCACAGCCTCCACGGTGTAGCCTTCGAGAGTGATGACCTCGCCAGTGGCCGCCAGTTGAGCGGTAATCTGCAACGTCTGGTCCACGGACAGGTCGATGGAATAGGTAGCGTTAGCTGCGCCACTCGTCCCCAGAGCCAGCGTTGTGGTCGCGTTGAACGAGACTTGCGAGGTGAGGGAGTTGCGGTTGCGAAGCTCCAGAACCACCCGTGCGGCTACCGTGGTGGTCGGCTGAGAGGTGAAGAACGAAGTTCCGCCCAGTTTCGTCCGGAGCGTCTTCGAGTTGGCGCTATTCGTGTAGCTCCACAGCATGGTCACGCGGAGCATTCCGTTTTCACCGATGGTTCTGGCGAGGAGCGGAATGGCTGCGAAGACGGTCTCGGTCAGTGTCCCCGTTACGGACACGGCTGTGGCTGACTGCGCGAGGAGAGTGACACCCGGCTTGACCGGGGTTACTGCTGTGAAGGTGATGACTACCTTAGCGCCTGCGGCAGGGGCACTCGCCAAGGTTACTGAGAAGTCCCCTTGAGAGCTGATGGTTGCCGCACTTCCGTCCACCGTTGCGGTGGCCTGTTTGTTATGCAGAGGGACCGCGAAGCGTGCGCTGGCCCCATCAGCATAGCTGCTGATTTGTGGCATTGAGTGGATGTCAGGAGGGAGGGGTAGGCCACGCAAGAGGTGGCGGCCCGGAGGGATTTACTGCTGGTGTGGCTTGTACTTCGGGAACTGCGAGCTGATCATGTCGTTCAGGTTCCGCATCCCGTAGAGGTTGCCCCCGGGGATTGCGTACAGCGCATCTCGCATGTCCTTCTGCGTGATGGTGTTGGTGCTCATCGGGTTCAGGCTGCCCAGCGTTACCTGGCCCAGAGACATTAACCGAATCGCCTGCGTCATCGAAGGGGTGATGAACAGGTTCCGGTTGTCCGTGTTAGCGGTGCCGTTAGCGAAGAGCTGCTGGCCCCCGGAGATGGGGTTGTAGATGGTCTCCATCAGGTTCGGCAGGAGGCCCAGCACGGACATGCGGGGAATCGCTGAGATGGCGATGGAGGCGGGATTGAGCCTCTCAGCCAGCTTGTCGGGGTCATGTGCCAGGTTGATGGACTGCTGCATGGAGTACTCCAAGCTGGCCCCGACAAACGAAATGAGCCACTGCACCAGCGTGGTCGAGTCCCGGTAGTGCATGCCCTTGAGGAACTGCTTGACATGCGCGGCCACTGAGAACGTCTTCAGCTCCGTGAAGATTTTCCCCACGGTCGTGTGCTGGAACGGGATGGTCTCCCCGATGTCATGATCCTGAATGGCATCACGAACCTCGCGGGACATCAGTAGTTGGAACTGGCTGTAGCTGCCCGGTCGGTCTCTACTCCAGTCCTCCCAGTTGATTTCCTTTACGGCTCCATTCTCAGGGTCCACGGTGGCGTACTTCTTGAGCGCCGCATGAACACTGTCGATGTCATCGTAAGAGACCCCCTGATGCACCATCCGATGCTTCTGGGACTCGCTCATCTTCACCCGCTCGGTGGCGAAGTCCATGTGCTTCTGGACCATCATTCGGCCAGTGAGGTTGCGGGTAGCTGAGGTGAAGTGGGAGTTGCCGGACATGAAATCCACCGCATGGGAGAGCGTGTTGCTGACGTTCTCGTAGCGATTCAGACCCCGGTCGTAGGTGAAGTCCGTAATCTCGTTCTGACGGGAGTAGCCAGCGACGTGCTCACGGCCAAAGCCAACAATCATCTCGATGTCCCTAGCGAGGGCTTGGGAAGGCTTATGACCCGCCCTGAAGCTGCGGAGGATGCCGAACAGCGTAGGCATGTGGAGCCGCATGGCGCGGAACGATGACAGGGCCAGAGCGTTCTTCATCTCCAGCGCAGACATCAGCCCAAGCTGGCCCAGCATGGAGGACCGCGTAACAGCCCGGCTGGCCGTCAAGAACCTGTCCGCACGGTTGAAGCTCTGGGTACTCATCGGCCTCCCTGTGATGTTGTCGTAGAGGTCCTGAGCGAACTGCTTGTTGCGGTTGAACTTCTCCGCGCTCTGGGTCATGGAGGCATTCTCAGCGTGGTGCTTCTCAGCCTCGCGCATGATCCTCATGAACTCCGCACGGGACCGGATGCCTACCTCAGCGAGAGCCAGGTGACCACCCATTGAGTTCAAGTAGCGGTCCACCAGAACCCGTGAGTCATTCTCGAAAAGGTCAGCCACGCGGAAGACGGAGCCGTCCCGCATGCGAGCCGAGAAGTTCTCGTTGAGGTTCAGGCGGGCCTTCAGGTTCCCCGGATTGCCCGCGCCGGTCTCGCCAGGCCTCCGCTCGAACATCAGGTCCACGAGGTTGTTAATCTCATGGTCCGCCAGCCCAGCCTTGCCCAGCTCCTCCCGGAGCGTCAGAGCATCCCGCGAGTACAAGTGGATGTCCTGCATGACGTGACTGAACTCCAGCTTCATCACGGTATCGAGGAACTTCTTGGCCTTCACCGCACGGTCAGCATGGGAGATACCCGGGATGTTGATGGCGTCCCCGAGCATGTTGTACAGGTCATCCCCGTAGCGCGCATGAGCTTCACGGATGTTGTCCTGCCTCCACTGGCGGGTTACGTACTGGGGATTCTCAGGGAGGTCCTCAGCGCCCTGCACGCCAGCCTTGATGAGCTTCTCCCGCATCCCTGCGTAGAAGTCCTGCATCTGCTTGGCGGCCCGCTGGAGCTGCGGAGCGATGTCTTGGTTTGCACGGAGGACATCAGAGTCCCCACGGGCTACCCGAGCGACATCCTCATAGAACTGCTTGTGGAAGCCGATGGCTTTGCCCCACGACAGCCCACGAGCCTTCACGGCTTCATCGAATGCCTGGCGGGCTTCCTGATGGAACTGACCGCCCATCGTGCGGCGGTAGTGGCTCTTCAGCTCCGATGCAGACCAACCCTGTGCTTCGTACTTGTCGATGCCGATAGCATCCTTGACCAGCTTGTAGCCGAGGAACTGGAGGTGAGGGTTCTCGGACTGGTTGAGGTGGGTGAAGAAGTCCCAGCGGGTGGGGATGCTGGGCAGCCAGCCCTTCGCAGGGGTAGCAGCCATTGCAGTGGATTGCTCCCACAGGCCGCCAACATGACCAACCTGAGCAGCACCGATAGAGCCCCCTAGGAAGCCCGTAGCGGGCTCAGGAGCACGGTAGCCGGGGGAGAGGTCGTGTAGGTCCTGCCGGTTGACTACGGTGGTCTCTCCGGTCTCCGGGTGCTCTACCGTGAGGTTGCCGTTAGAGTCCGTATCGACCACCCGGCCTTCGTTGATGCCTGTACCGTCATCCCACCAGACGGTCTCGTGAGACATCGTGTGGGGTTCCTCGTGGATAACCTTCGGGGTGGCTGAAGGGGCCGGGGCGACTTCTTCTGGCTTCTTACCGAGGGCCTTAGCGAAAGCGAGCTGCATGGCCGTGGGCTGAGTGTCAGGGCCGTTCACCCGAGTCAGGACATCGGCTACCCGCTGGTCCTCGCTGGCCTTCGCTACGTGGCTGTCGTTCCAGACATCATTGAGCTGGGTTTTCTTGAGGGCAGCCAGTTCCGCATCATGAGCTGCAAAGGCATCTGCGTAGGCCTTGCGTTGCTCGGGGGTGAACTTGATGGGCTCCGCCCCATAGGTCCTGATGGCACCTTGCAGGGCGTCCGGGGAAGCGTGGCCTGCCTCTACCTCCGCAACCTTCGCCACGTTGTCCGCGTAGGTCTTCAGGCTGGCGGTCTCATGGGGAGCCAACTCTTCGCCCCGCTGGAGCTTCGTGAGGGAGTCTAGCGCCTGCCTCTCGATTCCTGCGGCTTTCTGAAGGCGGGCCTGCTCACGGAGGTGAAGGCCAATGAACGGAGCTGAGAAAGCCATAGAGGCCACGCCAGCTTGAAGGACTGCCGTCGAGTCATCCTCGAAGTTGTAATTCTGTCGGAGCTTCTCCGTGGCAGCCCCAAGGACACCAGCAGTCCCTAGACCAGCGGCCACTTGGCGAGCCCGATTGGCCTGCACAGCCACCTGCCCAGCCTTCGCAGCCATCGACACGCCGCCTGAAGCGACCATAGCAGCTAAGTTGATGGGGTCGATAAGGCCGAACCCAAGACCAGCAGCAAAGCGACCAACGTTCCCAGCCGTTCCGAGGTCCCCCAAGTCAGCCAGGTCCTTCTGCTTCTGAAGGATGTTCTGCTTGATCCATGCAGCCTGACCAGCCGAGGTGGCCTGTGCAAGCTGATTGTGGAACTCAGGCCAGATGCCATCCGTCAGACCCTTCCACGTGTCCTCTTGGTGAGGGTTGTAGGACTCATCCGGCTGGAGCTGGTTACCTGCGTAGTGGTCAATAGCGCCAGGAATCCATGAGTCCTGACGCCACATCGCACCGAGATAATCCGCAGCGGTCTTGCCTTGTTCCCGTGCCTGCCTCTCGGTAATCTGCTGGTACTGAGGGACAGGGTAGGGCTGCTGCTGAATTACCGGGGCGGTGCTGGGGTTAGCCTGCTGGTCCGCCCGTACTGCGTCTACTGCTGATTGAATGGTGTCTGCCATGTGCGCTTACCCAGAGGTCCGCGCAGCCTCCCTGATGCCTTGAAGGAATGCGGACGGACCATTAATCATTAACGTGCGGAGCTTGTTGCGCCTCGTGTCCTCCACGCGGCTCCCTGCGGAGTTCACGTAGGTGACCTTCAGCGAGTCTTGGAATCCCTGAGCGTCGCCCGCTGCGAGCTTGCCCAGTGCGGTCTTGAACTGGCTGGGGTTGCCAGTCTGGTAGGCAACATCCACGAGAGCGGCCTTCTGGCCCTCGCTCATGGTTGACCACATGCCAGGCTTGATGGCGTCTACGGAGTCCTGAGCGAGCTTCGTGTAGCGCGGCTTGGTTACCTGAAGGAGCCTTGCTGCCTGCTCTTGGGTAATCTGGACCGTGCCTGCTTTGATGCCCTCCAGCTTCTCCACGGGGATGCCTGCCCTGCGGAAGTCCTCCGCCACCGTGGCAGCATTGGCGTTCAGGTTGTACCCATAGCCGATGTTGTTCCCAGCCTTCGGGTTCGGATCAGGCGTCGCCTTCAGGACCAGCCCTTCGCCCATCGCTGTGAGGGCAGAGGAGTAGTCCATCGAGTTCATGAAGTTGCCCGCCTGGTTCACCTGAATCTTCGAACCCTGCCCCGTGAGGCGAGACCCGGATAGTCCCGTGAAGTCTGCGGGACCCGTGGGGAACAGGAAGCGGCGGGAGTTGGCATCCGTGAAGGCTGACTGCTGGACCTTTCGGATTTGTCCTTGAGTGGTCTCGTTGATCTGCCCGAGGCTTGTGGCCTTGGCGAGCAGAGCGGAGGCCCCTGCGAGGTCTGCGGATGTCGCTGTTCCAGCGTTCAGCTTGGTCTTCAGGTCATTGAAGGAGGCCCGCTCGGTGTCGTTCAGGACTTTCTGAGTGGCGTTCTGAGCGGTGATCTGGTCAAAGGTCACGTCCTCCAGCTTGTGGATGGGAGCCCCATTGACGAAGGCTGCGAGTTGGTACTTGCCATCGCTGCCGTAGATGAGCCCCGGACTCACCTCCTTGCCATACTTCTCCCTCGCCTTCTCCAGATACGACTTCACGGCTTCCTGCGTCTGGTCATTCGCCTGGTTCGGGGGGACGCGGAGGTCCACCTTGTTCACAGGGTCATAGACGAAGTTGGCCTGCACCTGGCCCTGAATCCACGCCTTAGCTTGGTCTTCAGATGCCGTGGGGTTGCGCGTGTAGTAGTCCTGAAGCTGGAGCCGTGCCCATGCGGTGGTGTTCTCCTCATTCTGCGGGGTGCCACCAAAGGCCCGACCAATCACAGGGATGCGCTGATACCAAGACGTTGTGAGCCCCGATACCTGCTTGGCGACGCGAGCCTTCCATTCGGAATTGCTGGTCAGCTCCTTCGCCAACTTGATGCCCTCTGGGGACATCGAGCGGTAGGCGTTCTGGTACGCGGTGCTATCGTCTACGCCGCTTTCGCGGTCTTGTTGGTAGGAGCCAAACACAGCCTGAGCCTTCTCATCGAAGTACAAGCTGCGGATTTGGTCAGGTAGGCCAGCATAAAGAGCTGCCGCCAGCTTAAACTGACTCGAAGGCTGCCCATCCTTCGGAGGGACTGCATTGATGTTTCCGTCGATGAGGCCCTTGAGCTTGCTGTTCGCAATGTCACTGCGCCCAGAGCGCCCCGTGATGTCCACGATGGAACGAATCGCCTGCTGGACCTCAGGGAGACGCGAGGGGTCGCCCCCTTGAGCGGAGGTCGCAACCTGCATGAGTGTCTTCACGTCAGGGTCAGTGATGGTGTCCATCGCCTTCTGAGCGTGTTCTTTGGTGAGTCCCCACCCATTCCCGTTACCGATGGCCGCTACGGACTGCGTAGTTACCTGAGCCTTCTCCGAAAGCTCCTGCAAGCGGCGATATTCAGACATCGCTGCGCTGGCATTCTGGAACTGATTGAGTGGCCCGATGCGGCTCACGAAGTCTTCCGGCTTGGGAACCTGCCCAGCCTTGGCGGCTTCCTCATCAGCCACCGTCCGATTGAAGAAGTCTACCTGCTGGCCCTGTTCAATCCGCTTGTTCTGCTGGCTGACCGCCTGTTCCCGTGCGGAGGCAATGTGCGCCTTCAGCTTCGGGTTCATATCGGCCAGCGTCAGGCCCGTTGCGGGGTCCTTGAAGTTGGTGAAGATGTCGAACAGCTCAGGCTGACCGCCCTTCTTGGAGGAGTTCATCTGTGCCTGCTGCAAGACCATCTCGGCCATCTCAGCGCGGGTCTGTAGGCCCATCTGCTTCCGCACGGGCTCTACGTCACTGACCAAGGCTTGGTACTGCTGCTCAGCCGTCTTCGTTGGGTCCATAGCGGAGCCCACCAGAGACGATAGGGTCTGCGTGGCATTCTCCTTGAGGCGCTGAAGTTGCACCTGGCGGAAGTCCCCACGGACAGCCGCAGCGGTGGTCGCTACGGCCTTCGCTACGGACTCCTTGATGGAAGGGTCAGTGATGCCCCGCGTCTGCTCTCGGGTGTGCTGAGCTAAGAAGGCTTCGGGGTCGAAGTCATCCGCGTTCTTACCCTGCTCGTACTGGCCCAGAATGTCATTGCTGATCTGGTTGCCAATCTTCGCACCGACGGCCTTACGGTAACCTTCAGAGAACGAGGGGAGGAACGCAGGGTCCACCCGCGATTCCTCAGGGGGCGGTGGAACTTGGATGGGGCCATTGCCGTCACCCGCAGAGGCATCCGCAAGTTGACCCTGAGCGGTGCCCTCACGGAACGCTGCGTCAGCCTCCTTGTGTCCCTGTACCTTCACGTACTGCTCAAGGGCCGGGTTGAAGCTCTTCAGACCATTGAGGAGGCCATTCAGCGTGGGGTCTTGGGCGGGGGCCGCGAAGGTGTCTACGGGATGGGCCTGCGGGGTGCTGAAGGTGGTCCGCTGGGATGCGGATGGACCCGCTTGGCCCCGCTGCGTAATCTGCTGCGGAGAATTCGGTGATGGCATTCCTATCCTCGGATAGTGGATGTTAGGTGGTTCCTGCGGTGACCGGGCTGCGAGAGTTGAGGTTCGCTAGCCCGACCTTGTAGTTCGCGTAGGCTGCGCCAATCTGGAGGCCCGTGCCGATGAGACTCGGCTGAGCAACCTGCGATTGCCTACTGACTGCCGTGGCGTAGCCGCTGCGCGCTGCCTGAGCAAGCTGCCGCTGAGCCGCCTGCGAGTTGCCTTCGATGGCTGCCATGTCTTGGCCCGCATTGAAGTTGGCCTCATTGGTGACTCGATCATTCGAGCCTCCCGAGGTCCCGGACTCGTTGGCAAGAGCGCGGAGGTGTGCGGTCTCCATCATTGCCTGGCGAGCCCGCTCAGACATCTGGTCCTTCGTCTGTGAATCCTGCTCTGCCTGCTGATTGCGAATCTGGTTGACGTTATCGTCATACGCCCTCTGAATCGCATCTGACTGCCGGTCTGCCTGCTTCTCGGCTGTGACGTAGCTGACTGCCGCTGACGTTGCGGCCATCGCCGCAGAGATAGCGAGGGCCGTAGTGGTGCTGATTGTTACTGGCTCACACATGGAGGGTCCTGATAGAAGAAATGGAACGGAGCCTTGCCAGCTCCAAAGTCAGGAACCAGCTCCCCGATGGTGAAGCCCAGCCGCTTGAGCCAGGCGATGGACCGGAGGTTCTCCGCGTGGACGAAGTTGAACAGTCGGGAGTAGCGGGGCAGGAGGGAAACAACCCACTCCCGCCCGGTCTTCACCAGTTCTTTCGAGTGTCGGTAGACCTCCGGAGAGGCAACCATCCACGGCCCCCCGAACTTCCCCAGCCTCGCTACCCCGTACAGCACGAAGACCTCACCAGCATCGTTCAGCACAGCCCATGCCTCCTCAGAGGCTTCGATGGACCGCACGAGAACGCTTGCAGTGTGGTCCCCGGATGACAGGGCGATTTCCTTTCGGTCAGCTTCACGGAGCCGTGGGAAGAGCGCCGCTGCGTCCGCTATGGTTGCCTTACGGGTAATCACATGCGCCTCCCGAATGACACGAACTCGCCTTCCCAACCAGCGGACTGGAAGGTGGCGGGAAGGTGTGAATCGTTGAGGATGTCAATGCGGACCCCAAGGTTCGAGGTGAGCACGGGGAAGGAGAAAGTTCCGGTCTGGATTGGAGGCTGTCCGATGATGGCGCTCGGGGTCCCCAAAGCCTTGCCTGAGAACACATAGGTGTACGTGTCACGGGCCTGCGGCTGAACCTCCACGCGGAAGTACCCGCTGCTGGAGTAGTCAAGGTAGAAGCGACGAATCTTCAGCTTCCCATTCGTCATCGCCACCTTGTTCTGGTCCTTCACGTACTGCGTGGAAAACCTGTACCGCTGCGTGTAGGCTTCCCCGAAGTAGGCGCGGCCCCCGCTGAAGTTGCCATCAGCTTGGATGCTTGTCCCGCCCACGTACGTGAAGTCCACCTTCATGCCAACTTTCTTGGAGAAGTCCTGACTCAGAACGAGGGCATAGGAGCTACCTACGGGAGCGTAGGGGAGCACCCATGTGGTCTTGTTGGAGCCCGCATCGTAGGTTCCGTATGTGGTCACCTTGCGGTCTAGGAGGACTTGGAAGCTCATCGCTGGGTCGACGGCATCGGCCTGAAGGTCCATGACCTCCAGATATGCTCCGTCACCCCGGTTGACGATGAAGTAGCAGCGGTTGCCGATGAACTCGGCAGCCAGCACCGAGCACCCCGCAGAGAACACAAACTTGCACCATGCAGACTGCGCCTTGGTGTTCCCTTCCCAGTAGAACTTGTACACGTAGACCGCATTCGGCTCGCTGCGGAACAGGCCGAACAGGCAGTCCTCAGCGGAGCTGGCGGCGAAGTGGAAGAGCCCTGAGGGGAGATAGTTGGGAACGTGAGCGGTGATGTCCGCTGCCTCGTTGGTCAGGGTGGTGGCGTCTACGTAATACTCCCGCACGCCAGTGTGGCCGCTGGTCACCACCCCAAAATAGACGGCTTGGCCGATTCCAACAGGCCGCGCTGCGGTGCCGCTATCGAACTCGGTAGCCACATCCGCCTTCACTGACTTCGGGGTAAGGGACTCCTGACCGCCCGTTAGCTGGAACTGGGTCTGGTCAGAGAAGAGCAGGAGGCTCTTATCGAAGGGAACCGCGTGCTTCAGGATGGAAACCTTCGTGGTGCCCACGTTGGTGTCTACAGGGTCCGTATCGAGCACGGCTGTGGCTGACTTGCCCCAGAAGTTGTAGTACTCCCCGGAGCGGGACAGGCACACGCTCTCGTCGGCCAGGAATCCCAAGCGGCTCCGGTAGTAGAACACTGCGGAGATGGTTCGACCGACGAAGGAGGGTGCGGGCACAGACTCATCGTCTCCCACCTTACGGGGCGCCCAGTCAATGGGGGCGAAGGTAAAGGTGCCATCCGCTTCCCGAACTAGCTTGTGAGGCATGGTTGCAGGGTCAAGCTGGGTGTACACACCCGGGGCGATGGTCTCTACCCACCCCCCGTTCTTGAACTCCACGTAGTACGAGCTGTTCCCAGTGTTCGGGTCCCCGATAATCTTGATGGTGTACCCCGGGTCGAACTTGGTGGGTAGCTGGGAGAACCGCTGCACGTCATTGAACATGTCCAGCGTGGCTGTATTCCCGAAGCCGTCGTAACAGCCCGCGCTGCTGATGAGACCGCTCAGCTTCTCGACTCTGATAAGAGCGGTATCCGGGACTCTGCCTACTGCGTATCCAGAACCGAGCGCCGTTACGAGCTGCTCAGCCAGCCTATCAGCTACCCACGTCGCATCGTGAGAGTCCTCATTGGTCGTGTAGGTCCCCGTGAGGCCATCCACCGTGATGCTATAGACCACTGAGGTCTGATACGAGATGACATTGAAGTACGCAACATAGCCAGGCTTCCCCGCGCTGATGCCAGTCTGCTGAACCGTTACCGTCTTGTTCAGTATGAAGGTGTAGTCCGCAACGGTAACCAGCGAGAACGCTGAGGTGGGGTCTGAAGCTACGAGGTAGGAGGCCCCGCTTGGGTAGTTGACGGTACGCGGAGAGCCGTCCAGCAGACTGAATACCGACAAGCCCCCGCTTGCCACGAAGACCGCGTACCGTTCAGAAGTGTCCCGGTTGATGACATGCGCCGTTGCGGCTCCAATGGGACCCACAGTCAGCTTCGCCAGGTGAGTCAACGGAGGCCTCTTCCGAAGGCCCGTAGCGATGGCCGGGTAGCAGTTCTCAGAGAGTTCCCCTTGGGTATCCCCACGCAGCGTTGCGGGCTGCTGGCTGACCCCATTGAAGAGGCTCGGGATGCTCTTGCTTACAAGCATGGGCGCATCCACGCTGAGGCTACGCTGTAGCTGTCCGTGAACATGTTGTAATCCCCAGTGTCCCCTTCGGCATCCTTCAGGGCTACCAGAGCCCGCACCTCATCATCCTCAGTGAGCCTGTCGAGCGTTTCCGAGGAGAGGTTGACACCTTGGAAGGACCGGGCTGCACACACAGCGATGTACTGACGCGCCGCTTGAGGTAGCTCTTCCCAGTTCAGGAAGAGGACCACCGTGGCCGTTAGGTCCCTATCGAAGATGTACGTGTGGTTTCTCTTGTCGTACAGGCGGGAACCCCGCTGGGCCACTTCAGCATCGCTCTCTGCTCGCTCAACGGAAACCTTCAAGGCGTTGAGGGGGAGGCTGATGGTTCCGTCATCGGCCCGCGTGAGGGGAAACCTGCGCTCAGTGTTAAAGGCCCAGCCGGTGGACTGAACGGTTCGGCTGAACTCGGTGACCTTCGCTCTGGCCTGTGCTACGTCCACCAGCCCAGTGTTCTGAATGTTATTGACCGGGGATTCGCCAATGGCCGCGAGGCACATGTTGACGGCTTCCAGTTCGGTCATTAAGGCAGATGCCATTGGACAATCCTCGATAGAAAAAAACAAAAAAGGGGAGCCCTCTGGTTAAAGAGAACTCCCCTCGGGATGAAGCTAGGTGATGCTTAAGTGGTCGTCAGCAGTTCGACTGCGCACTCCGGACGCAGCGAGCCGTGGCCCACAGCGTACTTCGAGACAATCAGCGTACCTTGGCGACGGATGTCGTACTGCATCTCTTGCGCCAGGTCCAGCAGCTTCACGGTGCCAACAGCTTCCTTGGTCGAGACCACAGCGGCGGTCTTCGAGAAGTCGCCTTGGTATGCGGCCGGGCCGGTGGCGATGTTGGTGTTCGGCAGGTGGTTGGTCTTCTGGATGAAAGCGCCACCAATCTTCAGAATCTTGCCGTCCTTGTAGTCACCGTTACCCTGCGTCCAATCACGGTTCAGGAGAGCCGTGGACTGAGCCAGCAGGTAGTACTGAGCGGGACGCACGAAGGCGTTCTTCTGCGAGGTCTCCGGGATGTCCTTCTCATCGAAGGTCTGGACCGCTGCATAGATACCAGCAGCCAGGTCAGTGGCCGAGGTCTTGTACAGCGTGGTAGCCGAGGTGAGCTGCGTACCACCAAATGCACCCGTAACGGTTGCCGAAAGGCGGGCCGTCAGCGCCATCACTTGGAGCACGTTCTTGTCCCAGTTGGCAGCCAGAGCGCGGCCAGTCTCGGCCGAGTAGATTGAGCGGTAGTCGTAGTGATTCTTCGCCTCATCGATGTTTGCGATGAAGGCATCAGCAATCAGCAGGTCATCAATCGAGATGACACGCTCGTTCACGTTCGAGGTTTGACCAACGATTTCCGTACCCGGGGTGTGGTAACGGGCGTTCACGCGCCACGTTGCCGGGAACGAAGCCGACTTGCCAGCGGAGATGGTACGCACCGTGTGCAGGGGCATCACGATGTTGTTCTGCTCAAAGGCGGTCAGAACTTCACCACCGTAGACCTTCAGGAAAAGAGCATCAGTAGCGCCTGCGCCATTGACTTGCCCGGGACGGATAACGGTTGCGTCAGCCATGTTTGTAGATTCCTAAGTGAAATGAAGAGGCGGGCAGGGGATGCCCTTGGTGGGTTCACTTCAATGCGCTGCTGCTTCGGACGTGTGCCCGGTTGTCTCCCTCAGGAGGCCGGTTGTTCCTCAGCGGTTGCGCTTGAGATGTTGATGCAGGTACTACGGGTTGGTGCGGGTGTACGGCTGAGCCTGATTCAGTTCCACAAGGGTCCCGGTGGCGTCACGCCAGAGCAGGCCCATGCGGATGGCCTCATTAATCGGGATGCTCTCACTGCCGTATGAGATGACCGTACCATGATCCAAGGCGGGGTCACTCAGGTCCATCTTGTTGGTCCCAAGGGGGCGAGCGGTTGCCAGCAGAGTGCCACTGCCGTTCACCGAAGCCCCCTTCATGTGAAGGAAGCCCATCGCTTAGAAGGCCGTGGTAACCGCCAGCTTCGCTTGGACACGGGCTCGGTAAGCCGAGTCCTTCTCGTAGCGCGGGTCCTTCATGTCAGCCGTCATCTCTGCTGTGGAACCATAGCCAGCGATACCACCCGAGGACGGCTTACCGCCCAGAAGGCCAGGCTCGCGGCCATTGACGGCTTCGTAGCGAGCACGCAGGCCAGCGACAGCCAGCTTCGCTTCATCGAACGTACCGCCTGTAACAGCCTTGTTGTAGGCATCAATCTCACCCGGGCTCAGGCCCGTAGCTGCCCACTTCGACATCGCATCAAACTGCTCCTTACCGCCAGCTACCTCGTGGGCTGCTGCGGTCTGCTGGGAAGCCAGAGCTTGCTGGCCTGCGATGTACGCATCGACCATCGGCTTCGGAATGCCAGCGTCCTCCAGCTTCTTGTAGGAAGCCTCCGAGAGAGCGCCGTTCTGCGAGAACTCTTGGGACAGCGGAGCCATGTCAAGGCCCTTGGCTGCCAGCGCAGCGGCGGCCTCATCAGGCTTCGGAGGGTCACCTTGCGGCTTCTCTTGGGTCTGCTGTTGCTGCGGAGGTTCCTGCTTGGGAGTCGATTGCTTTTGCTCCAGCTCCGTGTAGGAACGTGCCCATGCCTCGGTATCCACTTGGCCGGTATCAGCGTTCCAGAACTTCTCCGGGACGTGAGCAGGGCGCTCGGGAACTTCCGGAGTGTTCGTGGGCGGATTAGCCGCATCAAACTTCGCGGCCATCGCTGCATCGTACTCAGGGGTGCCCGGTTGAGGCGCTGCGGGGTTCTCGTTACCCAGGACTGCGTTCGGCTTATCGGACATCTGAAGGCTCCTCAGTGGTCCACGCGGACAGCATCATGCGTTTCCAGTTGGACGCCTTTGGGGGCCGCTTCCTGCTGAACTTGCTGAGCCTTCTGCTTGGTTTGCTTCTGGGGGGCCGGTTGCTCTGCTTCCGGGGTATTGATCGGGGTAGCGTCTGCCATTACTGTCCTTGCCCGGGAGTGGGCACTGTTTGTTGAGTGTTAGCCATGTTCTGCTTGGCGAGACCACCAAGCTGGTTCACGGCATTCGGGCCTAGGGTCTGAAGCATGTTCTGCATTTGTGCCTGCTGCTCTGCTGCCGCAATCTGCTCGTCTGTCTTGATGAGGCCATTCATGTCAATGCCTAGCGATGCGCCGGTACGCTTGATGAGGTCACCCATGTTGACGTAGGTGGGAGCGACTTGCGGACCCAGTTGCTCAAGCGAAGCCATGAACTGCTGGAGCTTGGTCAGGTCATTGCCACGGCCAATGGCTTCAATGCCAGTGGTGATGGCTGGCTTCACGGTCCCTTCCGGGAGGTCAGGCAGCTTGCCTTGGCGCTGCATCTGGAACATCACGCGCTGCACCAGTGGGAGCTGGAATTCCTGTGAGAGTGTCGAATAGACACCCCCAAGGGAAGCCTCCAGCTCGTTCGCCATGTAACGAATCTCTTCAGCGGTCACCCGCTCGCCACTACGCTGAATCGCGGTGTTGAGCAGGAAGACAAAGGAGAGTTCGCTGGTGATGGTGTCGCAGGTATCCTTGGCAATCTTGAAGTCTGCGTACTTGTCCATTTGCAGGACAGTCACATCCTCAGCGTTGCCTTCCTTTACCGCTCCTGACTCTGATTCGGTGAGTACGCGGAGCTTCGTGGAGCCGTTGGGCTTGACAAGAAACAGGACCTTAGCGGCAGCAGCAGACCCCTGAACGATGGCCTTGCGGAGAGCGTTGAGGGACTGGAGGTCCCCGAGGTACTCTTCGACAAAGCCGCGCCCGTAGTCTTCACCGTCTACCGCTACGAAGCGGAGGGCAATCCACGGAGTCTTCTCCAGCGGATAGGAGCCACGGGAAGCGGGAAGCTCAAGGCCGTTGGCCTCCTGCCAAACGTCCCACTTGTTGGTGGTTCGCTTGATGCACGTGTAGACCTCAACCGTGTCCTCGTTGTCATTGGCTGACTTGTTCGCCATGACAGCAGCCCTGATGTTCTCAGGGAGTTCCATCGGGGACACGTCCTCGCGGGTGATGATTTCCAGCACGTTACCCATCGGGTCCCGCTTGACCACGTAGCGGTCCAGGCGGAATACCTTCATGCCACCTTCAGGGGCCAGGTAGAAGAGCACGTTGCCGGTCACGAGGAGTAGCTTCAGGCCCTCGAACGCTGACGTGCGGATTGTCGAGGTCTCGATGCTTGACATCACAGACCGCTCCATTCCGCTCAGGGCGTTCTCCACCTGAGCCCTCATGTCGTTCCTGCCAGTGAGCTTCAGCAGGGTGGCATCATCGACCACCAGACGGAAGAACGGAGAGTTCGGGGGAAGCAGAGCGAGGAGCAGCTTGGCTGCCAGATTGTTCACCCCACGAGCCCCGAGGGACTGGTAGGGAGTGGGGAACCTGCCCGCTGCTGTCTTCCCCTCAGGGGGGAGTAAGGTGGGGATGGTCAGCCTGGCACAGTCGCGGCCTCGTTCGAGATAAGCGTTGCGGTCTGTGCTCAGCCTTTCATACCTCGCCTTCAGACTGCCGCTGTTCTGGGTCATCCCCGAGGAATGGTCAGGCCAGTCGAGCCAGTTGTGGCAGAGTTGGAGAGATCAATGCGGAGCGCATTGCGGCCAGCAGATCCGGCCCGTAGACCACCAACCGTGTTTGCGTTAGGCGTGTCTTCAGGGTTCGCCATCGGGGCTGGAGTTGGTGTCGGATTTACTACCTGCTTCTTTGGTGCGTCGGGTGCGGAACACATGGTCAGGAATGACTCAGGAGGGAGTCGTTGGCCTCTGCATACTTCGTATGGAGGACTTCGACCAGTTGACGCGCCCCAACAGCCATCCATATCTCACGGTCAGTGGCGGATGGGTCGGGGAGGCGGAGAGGGTATAAGGCATCGAGAGCATCCAAGAGGTCCTTCGTAATGACGGACCCAAGACGCTCTGAGAGGGAATCGCTCATAGAATCTCTTAATAAACTGAAATTTGGCTTAGAGCGAGAGTGAGGTTATAACCGTCGATTCGGCTGGAGCCCTTATGGGTAAAGGCTCGCAGCCGTGTGCTTAATCCGGCAGTTGACCTTCTCGGATGAACTGCTTGTACATCTCAAGGGTGTGGATGGCCTTGTCCAAGTCCTCCAGCCGCTTGGCCTTGTCGCCCTTCTTGCGCACGATGTATTTCACAGCCGTGTGTTGGCAGGCGTTGAGGCCATTGGCAATGGAGAACGCCATCGGCTGGATAGCGAGGCCCTTGTAGTGCGAGCCACCCACTTGCTTGTCCAGCGCCTCCGGTAGGCGGTTCTCAATGAGACCGCCCGGGAGTTGCGTGTTCGTCATCCCGGTGAGCTGAATGGGCTCCCACATGGGCAGTCGCCCTTCACCCTTGATGCCTTGGCGTCCCACACAGTCCCAGCAGCGGGACGGAGCATCGTCAATCCCACCGCCTTGAACATGATGCTTGCAGGTATTGCAGTCTCGCTCTTGGCTCACTTGGTCTCTTCCTTGAAGTCAGTGCAGGTTTGCGGGGCGGTGTACCACTGAACTACTGTCTGGTCCTTCTTGGTGCAATGGACCCCGCCGTGGCTCAGGTCCACCTTTCCGTGCTCACAATTGAGACACGTTCGGTTCTTTACTGCGGCTTCCAAAGTTTCACTTCCTGGTTCTTGAAGTCGTAGTCATCCGCTCGGCAAATGCGCGCCAGGCGGGCTTGTAGAATGGCGTCCTCTTCAGTCAGTCCCTTAGCCTCATAAGCCGCCACGATGTTTCCCCAGCGGTCCCCTTCAGCGGACAGGATGCGCTCCGCCTTCACGGGGCCAACTCCCGGGCAACCTTTGTAGCCGTCCGTGGTGTCCCCTACGAGGGTCTGGTACATGTGGAAATAGTCAGCCTGCTCTTCGCTGACGCGGCGAGGCTTGGTGTCCTTAGCGGGATTCCAGAGCCATCCGGGGATGGTCTGCATGTCCTTGTCTTCGGACACGATGATGCGCCTGCCAGAGACCAGCTTGGAGTGTGTGGAGAGGATGCCCATGATGTCATCGGCTTCCAGCGTGGGTTTCCGATAACTGGGGTAGTTCGCGGCCATGTAGTCCTTGACCGCGCTGAGGTGGACAGGGCGCTTCGAGTAGTCCCGGTTAGCCTTGTACTCAGGGTAGATGCCAATGCGCCAGCCTTCCTCAGTAGGGCAGGACAGGCAGATGATGAGGTCATCCGCCTTCGTCACTGTGCGGAAGTCCGAGAGCATCTTGTCTACCCTCGGGGTCACCTCTTCAAAGTCATCCACAGAGAGGCTTTCGGGACCATCAGGGCCGTCCCACTTGAAAGCCTTCTGGGATACTGCTGCCACCTGAAAAGCTACGATGTCAGCATCAATGAGAAGTGTGGTCTTCAAGCGAAGTCGGCCCCACGGTGGTAGTCAGCGAACTCCGCAGGCACCCTCAGGTTGAACTCAGGGAATCGCCCAGCGAACTTCTCCCAGCGGCGCATGGAACGATCAAACTCGCCCTGACCTTCGCAGTGGGTGAGGGTGAAGCGCCCCAGCTCCTTGTCACTGAGGAAGGCTCCGGTCCAGTCAAACGTGCCTCCGCCCAGATACCAGCACTGGCAGATGCCGAAGTCGTGATGAGCAGCCCGGTCCCCGGGAGTGAGTCCCTCGTTGAGCACGATGACTTGCACGGGGACATCCGTGAGGCTGTCGCTCATGACCTCGAAGACATGCTTGACCTCGTTCCCCGCGTACTCTGCTGCCATCATGCGGTTCACACAGCCGATACCGTATGCCTGCTCAAGGCGTTGTTCGATGTCCGCTCGGTACTCCACGAAGACATCGATGTCCCGCACGGGCTTGTTCAGGATGTGGTCTCGGACTGCGCCCCCTGCGATGAGGCCGTCAATGCCTGCTCGCTTCAGAGCGGCTAGGGCGTTGTCAAACTGCTGGACGATTGAGTTCATTGAGCTGCCTTTGCAAGTGCTACGTCAGTGGCCTTCCATGCGCGCAGGGCTGCGGATGCGATAGCGCAGCGCTGACTGATGGTCAGGGGAGAGCCGTCCAATTCCGTGGCGATACCAGCACGGGTCAGGTGGCGGTGGGCGTCTAGCAGCTCTTGTGCATGGAACTCCATCAGCTCGGCTTGAGTCATCTTCATTGGGGTTCCTCTTGGAACTGCTCGATGCGCCGCTTGTCATCGTTAGCGGACTTCAGGGCGCTGTCGTATTGCTTGAGGCAGACCACCACATCACCATTCACAGCGATGTGGCAGACCGGCTTTTCAGTGGGGGCGGTCAGTGACTTCGGGATGGTCACCACCTGAACCTTCGTCACTACCTCCAGCGGCTTCGGTTGCGAAGCGCAGGCTGTCAAGGACAGGGCCAGGCACAGGCTCATCAGCCCACTGCTTAACAGCGGTGCTGGCTTGGGCAGCCGCTCGGATACCCCTGTGGAAGTTCGCGTTGTCTTCCCGTAGAGCTGCTTCACTCTTGGTCTTCTCCTGAGAGATGGCATCGAGCTTGGTGAGCTTCCCTGTGACAGCCTGAGTGGCTTCTTCGGTCTGCTTCACGGTGCTCGTGAGGGTTTCGTTGGATGCCGTGAGGGTGGCGTTCTGCTTCACCGAGGAGGTGTAGCTGTGGGCCACGTAAGCCAGTACGGCACAAACAAGAAGGGCCAGAAGAATCTTCCAGCCCTGTTTCGTGATGAAGGTGATGAGCCCGCTCATCGCTTGGTCCGTGGAGTGCGCCAGGCGTAGCGGTACTCTTCTCGCAGCCCGCTGCCGAGACTCGGCCAGTCCTCCCTGAACTGTTGGACGATTGGCGCAATGAAAAAGCCAACGAACAGCGCAGGCGGGATGACCAAGGTCAGCATGATTACCCGCGTGATGGGGTGCCTACGTTTCCAGAATGGACGCATCAGACCACCTCCAGAAACGCCTTGCCCTTGCGGGTGGCATGCCACGTGCGGCCATAGACGCCACGAGCCTGCTCGGTTGTGATGAGGCCCAGCGATGCGGCCATGCTCACGTGTGCGGCCTGTTCGCGTGCGAAGTTGCACTGGAGCGTGAAGCCTCCGCTCTGTGCCCGCTGCACAACCTCAGTGAGTTTCGGCCCAGCTTCTTCCGATTCCGTACTCTCCATCGAGTGGGCACTTGAACTTGAAATACTCGCCAGCTTTCCGGATAGCTTCGACAGCCAGCTTCCCAACTGTTTCACCATGTTCTTCATCTACCTCTAACTGCCACTCATCGTGGACATTAGCTACGAATTCGTAGTGGACTCCCGGCACAAGCCCGATAGCCTTGAGGGACTCATCGAGGATGATTAGGGCCTTTTTCATTTGGATTGCACCAGCGGACTGGAGCAGGGTATTCAGCGCGGAGTGCTGCGAGCGGATATGGAGGATGCAGCCATCGAGACCCTTCAGGAACCCGCGTTCCTTCACAGCCTTCTTGACCCTCTCCACCAGCTTGCCGAGGGCAGGGAGGTTGCGCATGAAGTCCGCACGGGACTTCTTCCCAGCGGAGCGCGCCTTCGGACCTTTGATGCGCTTCGTGATGAAGCCCAGCTTCTCATCACCAGCACCGTAGATGAATGCGTAGAACCATGTCTTCGCAATGTCACGGCCGCTCTCGCCATCGAAGTAGGTCCCCTTAGGGTCCAGCCCAAGAGCCCGAGCGTTCACCGAGTGAATGTCCGTTCCCTTGCTCTTGTCGCCCTCCAGAACCACCTTCACGTACTCGCCACCGTCATAGGCAGCCATGTATCCAGCGAGGTCTCGCAGCTCCAGCGCAGCAGCATCAGCGCCCACCAGCACTTTCCCTTTCGGGACCGTGAAGAGGGCTCGGCACTCGGGACCGTAGAGCGAATAGCCCGCAGGCACCTGAGCCATGTTCGGGCGGCTATGGGTCATTCGTCGGGTCACAGCCCCATTCGAGTTGACCGAGCCGTGAAGGCGTCCGTTCTTCTCGTTCTTGAGCCAGGCTTCCTTGCCCTCAGCCAACTGCCCGAGCCGCTTGCCCACCATCAGATACCGCTGAAGGAGCTTCGCTTCGGGGAACGGGAGCTGGTTCAGGACGGTTTCATCAATCTTTGGCTTGCCGTCATTGGTGAACTCGTCAGGCTTCCACCCGTACAGCCGCTTGAGCCACAGGGCGATGTGGTCACGGCTTCCCGGATTGAACTCGGTGAGCTTGATCTTCTGGAGAACTGCACCCGACACATAGCCGTGGCGCTTGTTGTCAGCCTTCGGGGTGAAGAGCTTCCCATCACGCATCCACATCGGCTTGAATACCGTAGCCAGCTCGTCTTCGAGGCGTAGCTTCTCTTTGACCAGCGAGGCGAGGAGCTGCGCTGCTGCTGCCTTGTCGAAGCCAAAGCCGTAGCGTTCCTGTCGGGAGATGATCCACGCAACACCGTGCTCGATGCCGATAGCTTCCCGTGAGTAATCCTTCGCCTCCAGCTTCAGGAACAGCTTCAGGGTCACTTCCGTGTCCTGAACGCAGTAGTCCTCCATCGCCTGGTTCCAGCGTTCCCACTTGCGCTTCTTCCGCTCCTTCTCGTCCGCGATGCTCGGGTCACCTTGATAGTCACCCTTGTACTCGCCAAGACGGTGGCCCCATGCCTCCAGCGATTGACGCTTGCGGAGATGACCGGGCAGCTTGCCCTTCTCGTAGAGCTTCGTGTCGATGTCCCAGAGGTCCGGGTAGACCAAGCGGGCATAGACCAGCGTATCGATTACCTTCTTCTCGGCCCAGCGGTGACTGGGGTAGAGCTTCTGGATTACCGGGCAGTCATAGTTGATGCCGTTATGCCAAACCGTCAGGTCCGCAGCGGAGGCCATAGCGAGCCCCGCTTCGATGGTCATAACGGGGCTCTGGGAGTTGAAGATGTGGACCTTGCCAGTGTCGATGTTCCGGAGGACGAGGCAGTGAATCTGTGTCACCTCGTCCATCAGACCATCGGTCTCGATGTCAGCGATTAGCCGCACCGATTACCACCCGTAGGTTGCATCGGTCAGGTACACCTGAGCGTTCGAGCGAATTTCGTTCTGCGTCCGGTGGCGGCTGTTCCGCGTGATGCGGATGAACCAACGGAAGCCTCGGTTCTTGGCAGGAGCGCCACGGTGCCAGGAGTGGACATTGAACTCAGCAATCTGGCCGGACCCTACGCCTTGCACGCTGTACAAGCCTTCCGAGCGGTCCTCCTCAATGACCATATCGGCGGTCTTGTAGAAGTTCTGGCCCTTGGTCTCTTGGAGATGGGTGAGAAGGTCCGAAGGCATCGCCACGTCCCCAACGAGAAACTCGGTCAGGCTTCCCGTGCCAACGTCCAGAACACACAGGAGATGCTCTGTCTCGTACTCGGGAGCGAAGATGTCAGGCTGGCCTTCCCACTTGTTGGGATTGCGGGGGGCATCATCGGTGTGCCAGCCCGGGATGCACGGGTACATTCCCGGCATCAGCATGTGATGGCGCGAGTCGATGATGCAGCCCTCCAACGAGCCCCAGAGGTCAAAGGCGCGGCGAATGAACGCTTGAGTGAGCGCGCGCCCATGCATGAACGCATAGACCGGGTCTGCCCTGAAGAACATCGGCTCACGTTTGATGACTCGCTCTTGGCTGTCGGTCGAGAACAGGGCCACGTTCACGCCTTGGTGCAGCTTCACGCCGCTGTAGTGCTTAGACATCTTCGCTCTCCCCATCGAGTAGCAATCCAAATGAAAAAGGCCACCCGAAGGCGGCCATGCGTGTATTCGTGCGGTGCGGCAGCTAACTGAAGTCAGCGCCTAAGAGGAACAGAGCGCGCTCTTGATTGCGCCTCTTGGACAGCCCGGGGATTACCTTCCCGTTGTTCTTGTCCCATCTGCGGAGTTCTGATGCGGCTCCTTCGATGTCCCCAGCGTTCAACTTCCGGAGCAGCGTGGAGTTCTTGAATGCGGTGACGCCAGCGTTGAACGTGAAGTCCACCAGCGCATCGAACATTTCCTGAGTGAGCTTCGGCCAGGTGACCAGCCGGTTCACTGCTGCGGATGCCTCAGCGACATCCTTAGCGAGAAGCTCTAGGGCTCTCTTCTGGGTGATGACGAGACCCGGGTAGACATCCTTCCCAGTGTGGCCGTAGCCAATGGTCCAGACGCCTCCCGTGTCCTGATAGGCCTTTAGGCGAAGGCCTTCTGCATCCCCGGTGAGGTCAAGCCCCTGTGCGGAGTAGACGAACAATCAGTCCAGCAGATTGTTCAGGTTCACGCGCAGCTTCGAGGCAGCCACGGCTTTCGCACGGGCAACCTTCGCGGCCTCCTGATGAGCCACAGCGGCCAGCGCATGCTTGGCAGCTTCAGCCGCGTGGGTAGCCTCAGCCTTGGCGAGAGCCGAAACGGAAGCCTTCAGGCCCTTGGAGACCAGCTTGGTGATGGTGGTGGCGAACGACATGATGTGTCCTTTGATGAGTGATGGTTAGAATGCGTCGTCTTGATCCCACGGAGGGGATTCACTGCTCTTCTTGCCGCTACCCTCTTCGTCATCGAACGGGTTACTGTCGAGCTGCTTGAGCCTTCCAGTTTCCGTGTCGTATCCGAGGGGAATGACCGTGCCAGTGCCTTGGCCCGTATAGCGGTCCTTCAGGATGCGAAGGAGGGAGACATGCCGGAGGTTCTCGTTCTCCTCTTGCTGGTTCCGCTCAAGGCCGAACATGAAGCTGGACCATTGACCGATAGCGCGGGAGCCCTTGAAGTGGCGGATCATCACGCGCCCGCCTTCCTCGTGAGGCTTACCCTCAGGAGTGTTCAGGTGCGAGATGAAGTACAGCGTGAAGTGCAGCTCGCGGAGCAGCGAGGCGGGGTCGGTCATGCTGTACTCAAGCTCCTTCCTCTCGTCCAACTCACGGGCTCCAGAAGCGAGAGCCGTAACGTGATCTAAGAAGATGTGCTTGATGCCCAGCGAGACCACCATGAACCGGATGCGGGCCTTCACCGTGTCATAGTCGGTGTGCCCGAAGTGGTCATAGAGGAAGACAGACTGGGAGCTGTCCAGCTCATCCACAGCCTTGTCGAACTCCTCCTGAGTCCAGCCAGCGTCAGGGACGTGGAACCGCTTGGACTTCAGCTTCCCCGCCAAGCACCTCACGGTGTGGTCAGGAGCCTCTTCGAGAAAGATTCCGCCCACCTTCTGGCCGTGCTCTTGGACGAGGTGAACCATGACCTCCTTCCAAATCTCCGACTTGCCCATGCCAGTGCCAGCCCCGAGCGCATACATCTCATCGGTGCGGATACCGTAGGTGGCATCGGTCAGGTCAGGCCACGGCCACGATAGGCCCCGCTCGATGGGCGTAGAGAGCTTCGGTCGGAGGTCACCGATAGACACGATGCCATCAGGCTTGTAGGACTTGGCTCCCCAGATGGCGTCAATGACCTCGCTTCCCTTGCCCGCTAGGAGCATCTCGTTGGGGTCTTTGAAGCCATTCGGCAGGGTGGCAATCTTGGCCTTGCCGGGGCTGAAAAGCGGGGCACACTCGGCTGCTGCCTCTTGGCCCGGCTCGTCCATGTCGAAGAGGATGACCACCTCTTCAAACTGCTCCAGCCACTCCAGATGCTTCTTGATGGCCTTGGCTGCCCCCTGAGCCCCGTTAGGGACCGAGACGACAGGCCACTTGTTACCCTGAAGCTGCGAGACTGTCATGCAGTCAATCTCGCCCGCGGTCACCAACACCTTCTTCCCCCC